TAATTCTGTCAGTCATGGTGGTGATTATGTTCAAATTGTTGATGGATCATTATCATTCAAATGTGAGCTTGATGGAAAGACTGCAATTAAGACATACCCTCGTCAAGGATTTGATTATCCAAGTGGAAGATGGTTGCAAATTAAAAGTAAGACAAACAATAAATTCACAGTTAATGTAGGTAAGTCTTCTGATACTTCTGTACATGAGTATGTTGATGCTGATCCAAATGGAATTAAGAGACAGACTGGACAAATTACATTTAATGTTGGTTTTGATGCTGATGCAAATAATCAGTACACACATACATTTGTAAGTGCTGTTAATGAAGCAATTCAATATGTACCACAATCTGCACATACATTTGATAGTGCTGTTCCAAGTAGTGTTAAGCACGAACCAGCTGGTGTTCATACATTCAAGAGAGCTGCTGCTAATGCTATTCAGAAGCAGTCTGGAACTATCACAGTTAATGTAGGTGCTTCTGCTGCTGGTAATCAATATGAGCATCAGTTTGTTGCTGCTACTGATTTAACACCAGAAACAGGTACTACATATAACCCAACAACAGGTGTACTGACTATTACATCTACTGGACATGGAATGGAGAGTGGTAATTATGTTAAGATTGCTGATGGTGCGGTTAAGTTCAAGTGTGATGAAGATAGTAAAGCAACTGAACATGCATATCCAAGACCTAGTGATCCTATTAGTAATGAGTGGACAAAAATTACTGTTCTTGATGCCAATAACTTTAGTTTACAGGTATTAGCAGATGTACCTTCTACTAATACAACTGATCATGAATTTGCATCTGGTGTTGCTAACAGTATTAAGAGATCAGTAGTTGTAGGTGGTGGTAGTTATACACATGACTTTAAGTCTATTAAACCAAATTCAGTACATAAAGTATTCTCTGTTGCTGGTAATAGAACTTATCACAACTCTGATTGTATTGATGACGTTAGAGATCTATTAGAAGCAATTGCAGATAACGTAGCATACGGTGGTAACGATAAGACATGGGATGCTGCTTATTCATATAAGACTGGTGCTCACGTTGCTGGTGAAGAAACTGAGACTAATATAGTATTTGAACATGCCAAAGATATGGCAGCACAGGTAATCAAGAATCAGAAGGTTCTTGTTACTGGTTCTCATGGTCTAACACAGACATATGATACCACAATTACTGCTGCTACACAAACTTCTACACCAGAAGGTAAGTTTGGTGACGCATATAATCTTTTAAATTCTAATGCTACATTCATTGCTGCTGAAGCATATGAGAGAATGCAACTCAATCATCCTACATTCTTACCACCTACAGGTAATAAGCAAGATTGTATTGATGACATTAAGGACTTCATAACTGAGGTTGCATACAACACTGGATTTGGTGGTAATGATAGAGTTTGGGATATGGCACAACTGTATGTTACAGGTGCTCATGTTGCAGGTGAAGAGACACAGACAATTGAGGCATTCCAAGATGCTACTCAGTTAGCAATCCAAACAATGAGAAATGAGAAAGTTCTTGTTATTGGTAATCATGGATTGACTCAGACATTTGATACCACAATTACTGGTGATAATGAGACTCCTATTAATAATAAGGCTGCTGATGCTGGAATTCTATTAACACTTAATAAGCAATTTATTGCTGACATAGCACAAGGTAGAATGCTTGCTAACAACGGTGGTTATACTCCTCCTTTTGGATATAGTATTGCTGATTGTAATGATGATCTAAAAGATATTGTTGATGTTCTTGCTCATAATGTCAAGCATGGTGGTAATGATCGTGTATGGGATACTGCTAACTTATATGTTGGTGGTGCTGTACAGGGTGGAGCTATAACAGAGACAGTAGAAGCAATTAATCATCTTAAGGATATTGCTATTCAGGTAGTACAAAATGTTGCTGTTACTGTTGGTGGGCATACTGCTTTAACTCAGGTTAGTTATCCTGCTACGGGAACAGGTACGGGAGTTGATACTGCTAATCCTAAGTGTCAGAATGAAACTTCTGCCATCACTACATTAGTTACTATTTTGACTAATGCTATTAGCACACACTCAACACTTAATGATGTTGCACGTACTCAGTCAACTTATAAGTGTACAACTGTAGAGTCTGCAATTAGCACTCTTTCTACAATAGTACAGAATTCTATTACAACTCCTGAAAGTCTTGATGCTGTAACTAGAACAGTGGCATCTGGTGGTAAGTGTGATAATGTCAAGTCTACTATTGATAGTCTCTTTAAGATTGTTACTGATACGATTACAACACCTGCATCTTTAAATTCTGTAGTGAGGAACATATCTAATGGTCCTTGTCAGAATGTTGCATCTGCAATCACAACTTTATTTAAGTTAGTTACAGATACAATTGAAACACAGGGTAATTTAAATTCTATTGAAAGAAATGAATCTCCAACAGGATTATCAACAGGTAATGCTGTTAATGCCACTGCTAATACAACTAACAGTTACGTATACTTTACATTACCTGCTGGACGTTATACTTCTGCATACACTCCAGATATTGATGATACTATTACTCAGGATACAGGATATCCTCAGTGTAATAGTATTTCTGATACTGTACGTCAGTACTTTGCTAACATCACAACAATTATACAGACAGGTGTAGGAACTGTTTCTAGAAATCAACCTTCTAGTGCTTCTTCTAATCTTTCTGCTAGGGCAACTATCTGGGGATTGAAAGATTGGACACCAGGACCAACATCTGGTTCTAATCCTCATCAGTTAGAGACTGGAACTGCTGTAAGATTGGTTCCACGTCCACGTTATGACACAACACAAAACAAATATGTTGATGTTGATAAGCGTAATGTAAGACTACCTAATGGATTTGATACTAATACCAAGTATTATGTAATTGCTCCAGGTAGAATCACAAAACCAGAAAATTATTCTGGCACAACTACCTTCAATGGAAGTGATCAAACTAAGTTGATGCTTGCAAGTAGTAAAGATAATGCTGCTGCTGGTATTTACATTCACTCTGCTGAAGTAGAAGCAATTCATCCAGACGTTGAGATTGATATCTATCAGTTCGTTCTTGATGATAAGTATGATTTACATAAGTATTCTTGTGTACTTTCAACTGCTGTTAGTGGTGGTATTGTTACAGATATTCCACATATATTTGATATTCCTAATGCTTCTGTTCCAGCACATAAAGTATTCTTTAGAAAGAATGAAGGTGGTAACTTACCAGTTGTAGGTGGATCTTCTGCTAGTGATCCTGATGTTGCTGATAGTAACAGTAGACTTAGAGGAGATAAGTTCTTCTATTCTAAGTATAATACTGCTAAAGTAATTACAATACACAAGACACATGCTGATGCAATAGCAGGAGCTAATCCTATTATATTTGTTCCTCTTAATAGCGGAACTTATAACTTCTCTGTATTTGCAGATAAGCGTGAGTCTCCAATGAGGTATAATCCATCATATGATGGTAATGTTGGAACTACTGTTAAAGGTAAGTGGTATTTGAATGTTAAGAATGAGTCTACTAGTGGAACAGCAGCTTATGATGCTCAGAGTATTCTTTCTAGGTTCCATGATCCTGAATATAATGATGCATCTGGTAATAATAAGACAAATGATTCATGGTTTGAAAGGATTGATGATTCTGCTAGGGTAGCAAATGATCGTATCTATCGTTTACGTTATGTTATTCCTAAGTATCTCAAGTCTGTTCGTGATCCTTTAAATGGATTTAGTATTAAGGCAAGAAAGGATAATACAAGAAAACTTCTTCCACAGAAACTTAAGTTAAAGCCAGTAACAGGTAATGTAACTAAGGCGAAGTTCTATAACACAACTGATAGTGGTAATGCTAATGAGATTATTGGTTATAATGATGCTGAGTTTACCTCAAACAGTATTGTTAAGACTAATGCTTCTGGTGAGAATATATTCTATGATCCATATAAGAAAGATACTAAGGGAACTAAGAATTATCTAAGAACTATTGAGACATCAAACTATGTTTCAATGTCTATTCAGTCTGGTAGATACTATACTGAAGGTAGTGATGAGTTTTTAGAAATAACTGTATTTGATCATGGTATCACAAATACTGGACTTAAGAATGAAGTATTTACAACAGTTAAAGTAACTGCACCTCAAGGTGGTAGTTTTACTGTTAATAAGACAGCATCTGCTAGTGCTAATGCTGTAACATGGACTGGTAATTCATCTGGTTCTGGTTATCTTCATGCTGCATTGAATGTTCCTGGTACTACTACATGGCACTTAATTATTAAGGGAGTTAGTGGTGATATTAAGTATTCTTCTACTGATAATATTAGATTTAGTCAAGGTTCTGTATTTGCAGATCTTCTAGATTATCCTGATGGTGGTAAGTCTCTTGTACTTAAGGATCTTATTAAAGAAGGAAAACCAGAGTATTATTATAGACAGAATGGTGCTAAAGTTTATACTATCACACCTGGTGATATTATTACTGACGCTGCTAATGTTCAGTTCTATGTTGAATCTGTAGAGGATGTTGGTGAAATTGATAATAACTTCTATGTTTATGATGTTCAAGAGATACAAAGACGTATCTTTGATCAGCAAGATGGTATATTCTATCTAACTGCTATTCGTGGTAACATTTCACCATATCCAACAGGTGCTGGTAATCAGAAGAACTTCCATAACTTTAAGTTCTCTCAGCCTATCAGTAAGTTATATCCATTAGATTATAAGAATGATCCTGTATGGTTTAAGCAGATTGATCCTAATGCAAATGATCCTGGTCAAACATACTCTGCTGCTGATAACTATGTTCATGGTTTAGTATCTGTTAACGACTTTAAGGGTTCAACTACTAAGGAATCTGTTGTAGATTTCCTTGCTACTGAATCACTTAAGAATAATAATTACGCAGGTACTCTTAAGGCACAACCAGGCAATGCTTCTGCTGGATCTGAAGATCGTAAGATACCTATTGCTGGTGACAGCACAGTTGTTGTAGATCAGCGTATGTACGTTGAATTACGAAGACCGTCTATCGCAAGAGCAGGTAACCACACATTTGAATATCTTGGTTTTGGTCCAGGTAACTACTCAACTGGTTTCCCTGCAAGACAGGAAGTTCTATTGAGTGCAACTCAAGACTTCTATTCACAGTCTAAGAAGCAAGATGGTGGTTTAGTATTCTACACTGGTCTTAACTCTAATGGTGACCTATACATTGGTAACCGTAAGATTGATGCTATCACTGGTGAGGAAGTATTCCTAGAGTCTGCATCACTAACTTCATCTGATGATGAGGATGATTCGGTAGGAAATCTAGTTACTACATTTGATACTCCTGTTACATTTAACGAGTATATTACAGTTAATGGTGGTGAGCAAGGTGATAAAACAAGTACATTTAATTCACCTGTAACTATTAATGTTAATTCTGATGTTAGAGATTTGACATTAGGACAACCTAATATTGGTGTTCTATCTTCATTGAAGGTTGTTTCTAATGTATCTGATACTAAGGATGATGGTTCTTTAGATAGAACAGCAATGACTAAGAATCGCCAAACTAATGGTGATATTCTTATTGCTGGCAACAGAGTAACTGCTGGTGTATTCCAGTTTAACCAACGTGGTTCACTTGGTGGTGGTCAAGGATATAAGATTCAGACACATGCTGTTGCATCTGTAGCATCTAATATTACTCCTGATCAAGATGGTACTTATGATTCATCACAGGTTGTTGCATATGGTGGTGCTGGAGCACCTATAACTGGAGATATTCTTATTAAAGGTGAATCAGTAGGAAATAGTGGATCACTTGGATGGATTTTCTCCAATTCCTTTACAACAATAACAGCTCAGATTGAGAAGTTTATATACAATTCTACTAGAACTATTACGGTTGAGTGGAAGTCTGGTGTCACTAATACAAATGTCATAACTGGTGGTTTAGTTGCTGGACAAGAATTTAAGTTATCAGGATTTACTGAAAATAAACTTAATGGAACATGGTTAATTAACACTGGATTTACTGCTGGTGGTAATACATGTACATTCAGTATTGCTGCTGGTGAATCTATTTCTGCTGGTGAGTTGATATTTAATAATACAAACACACCAAATGCTCTAGTAAAAATTTCCAATGCTTCTTGGAAGGAAGTGGGTGTACTTGGTTCACAGACAATTAGAACAGATACTCAGAAGATTGGTGAGTACAAGTTAGGTGTTAACACCATTGCTCGTGCTGCACATGATGATTATGCAACTGCATTTGTATCTGTTGCAACTGATCCACTTGCCAACTTAGATGTTGTTGGTACTGCATGGATAAGTGGTAAGACTATTGAAAACTTTGCTGCTCATACAACATTAGCAGCAAGAACTCTAACACTTCAAGACCATGCATTTATGGTTGGTGGTGATAGTGCGTCTCCTGAAACTGCTGCAACATTCAGAGTTTCTACTACAACTGGTACTGCAACTGGAGGTAGGGTTGGTGTTAATGCAACTCTAACAGAGATGATCACTAACTTTAATGTTATTGGAACATCTTACTTCTCTAATAATGCTATATTCGCTAAGGATATAGCAGTTAATGGTGGTGGTGCTGGTAGTTCTAATAGTGCTGACATTACAACTACTATAACTGATGGTACAGCAACACTGTTCAATGATAATACATTCTTCGGTCTAACATCTGGAACCAGACCAACTCAAGGTCTCTTAATTGGTGGATCTGTAAGGAATATTGAACTTGGTAATGTAACAACTGAATCACAGAATATTAAGATTGGTAATACCAGTACTGATAGTGAAATTACTATAGGTGATAGTATTGATGGTTCTAATGCTAACAAGTCTAAGATAACTGTTGGTGGTTCGTTTGCAAGTAATGAATCTGACTCCTTTGTACAGATTGATACTAAGGCACTTAAGATTGCTGGTGATACAATCATTGGTACTAGAAGAGGACTAACAGATACTACTAAGTTTGAGTCTCCATCTGGATTCTTTGAATTCTTATCTGGTAATAGTACAACAAGTAATGTTGATTTTGCTACTAATGCTTCTACACTAACCATTGCTGGTCAGGGTGGTACTACAACAATTAGAAATAATTTAAGAGTTAATGCTACATCTAGATTTGATGCTGATGTAACTCTATGTGGTGGATATGCTTCTTACTCTTTCGTTGGATACAGAGCACAAGCAGGATCTGATATACAGACTCATGCGAGTGGTGTTCTTGGTGGTAATCAATATAATAGTAATGTTGATTTAATTACTGTTGCTGCATTTGCACCTAGCACATCAACAGGTGAGTATAACGAAATTGATACTGCTGGTACTGGTGATTGGGGTAGCACTGCATTCCAAGCAACACCTGCTGGACAAAGTGTTGGTACATTCCCAGTATTGACTGGTAACAAGTATTACTTACCACTTAAGAAGACACCTTATGATGCTAATGGTTCTCAGTACTATAATGAGAATGATATTCTACTTATTGATACTGTTGAGCAATCTAGTAAACATGCTGAGTTTGTTAAGGTAACACGTTTACCACAGATTAACTCCACACCATACTATATTGAAGTAGAGAGAATGCCATTCGGAACTCTTTCTGCGGTAAGGACAGATCATCCAGATGAAACTGCTATCTTCAAGTGTACTGTACAATACAATGCTACTTGGATAACTGCTGTTGTTGATGATTCTGGTACAGAAGATAATGTATATCTTGCTCAGTTTGGTGGTAGTTTAGTAGGACGTTCAAACCGTACTACTGGTGGAGATCCTGCTTATGTAAGCACTACTGCTCCAGGTGATTATGTAATTATCACACGTACTACAACTGGTGATGATGGTGAGATATTTGAACTTAAAGAAACTCTTTCACAGGTTGCTAAGAAGCTATCAGTTAAGAATGGTTGTGATACAAGCAATCCAATAACAGTCTTTGAAGTTAACTCTGTAACAGGTGAGGTAACTATTAATGGTGATCAGTATTATACTGGTAGTCTTACTTTAAATGGTACTTGCACAACTCCATATGTTAACGCAACTACTAATAAGAAGTTAACTATAACAAATGGTAGTGGTATTAAGACGTTTGAAGTTGACACTTGTACAGGTGACACACAGATTGGTAATCAACATGGTACTGTGTTCATGGTTTCTGAGGCATTTGGTAGTTCTCCTGCTGCATATGCTAAGGATAGTGATGTTGTTTACACATATAAGCATGATGCAGAGTCTATTCAGCCAAATGGACCTAAGACAACAGTTGCGTCTGTTCTAGGTATATCTGATAGCACCATGAAGGTTGCATCAAACTATGATAAGTTCGTTACTGGAGATCTTATTGCTATTTACAGTGGAACATCTGCAATTGAGATAGCACAGATTACTTCTGCTTCAACTCTATCTGGTACTGATCAGATATTGAATTTTGCTACCAATAGTAATTATCCTAACGGTGGTCGTGGATCTGCTTCTAATAAGATAGAAGGTACAGTAGCACAATCATGGACAGTTGGTAGTGAGGTTGTTAAGATCAATAAGTATCCAATAACTACTACATTATTACATGATATTCCTGCTACACGTTCAGCAAGAGAAGCTGCAATTATAGCAAGATCACCTAATACATATGATCGTAGACTTGAGATTGGACTTAAGAATGCTGATCTAATTCAACCAAAACTTGATTATATTCAATATGTAAGAATTGGTGAAGAGTGGTTCTTGCCTGATAGTGTTCATGGTGGTGCTGGTTGGTCTGGTACAGGTGGACTTGATATTGAATATGCTGTCAAGATGCCTAAGAGTATCAGAAATCCAAACACTGCTGGTACAGCATCAATAGATCTATATGGTGGTGGTAAGATTTCTAATCATGGTGATGTGGAGATTACTAGTGGTAACCTTAGAATCTATGGTTCTGATGGAGTTACTCCTGTATTCTCAGTTGCAAATGATGATGGACACCTTGGTGATGGTTCTGTTGAAGATACTATCTTCAAGACTACTGGTATGCAACTCTATGGTCCTGGAACTATCCACGGTAACCTTGCAGTTAAGTCCAAAGATTGTCAGTCATATGGTGATTGTGTTGGTGCAACAGTCTTTAATGTTGATCACAGACAAGGTAACACTAACATTGGTGAGAAGTTCTATCAGAAAGGAAAAATTTCTGCTGTTGAAATTGCTTCTGAGGAGGTTTTCCATATTGATAACCTTGGATCTGCTGGTACTGGAACAGGTGCTACTGGTGCTAAGGACTTTAGGATCTATCAGAACAACGCTATTGATTCATTCGGTATTGAGAAATACTGGACAGGAAATGGTGGTAGAAGACATACATATGTTGCATACGATCCTACCACAGGTGTTGGACAACAAGTTGCTAACCCACTACAAGTTAACAACAATTATCTAATCAATTCATCTTCTGGTGCTAACATGGTTCTATACCTACCAGATAATGCACAGACAGGTGACATGATTAGATTCACTGAACTAAGTGGTAATTTAACATTCAATACAAGTTTGATTCTTAGAGCACTTAAGATTGCTAATGTTGCTACGGCAGTTCAAGGTGATACAAGTGGTACTAAGATAGGTGCAGGATCTAATGTAACAAATACAACTGCATGGGATTCTGGGGAATTAATCATTCAGACACGTAATGCATCATTCGGACTAGTATTTGCTGGTACGGTTGATATTGAAGGATCAGCAAACGCACAAACAATACCACCTTCGTTAAGAGGATGGTGGCTAATGGAGTTATAATCAATGGCAGCATATTACGATTCTATTAAAAGTATGAAGACCGCCAAGATAGGAACTATCCTACCTTGGGGTGGTGATGGGGGAAATGGTTTTCTCGCTTCTAATATTCCTAAAGGATGGATAGTTTGTGATGGTAGTACAAAAGATGCTAAAGATTATCCATTGTTAGCATCTATATTAGGTGATACTTATGGTGGTGACATGACTAAACCTGCTGGCGGTGGTTATACATTTCCATACGTTGATCCTAATGATGGATCAAATATAGCAACATTTAGATTACCCAATTTATCAAATAATTTACCTATTGATCTAGAACCAGTTCATATGGATCTAGCAAAATATAATAATAATCAGAATAACTGGAAAGAAGTTGTTGTTGATGCCAATGGAACTAAAATGAAGGATTTCATTGTAGATTATGGAGAAACTGTTGATATTAAGACATCATGGTCTGCTAATTCTGCTATAGATTTTACTTTGAATCTAAGTGGTAATTTATATTTTAAATATACAAACTTTATATTGACTGCTCCTGATTTTCTAGAGTCAATTTATACATTAAATCGTAAATTAGGTATTAACCATACACCATAACATAGTCATAGAGATAGTATACCATCTGCTCAAGCAAACCAAAAAGGAGCAATGGTATTCCAAACTGATGGTGGTGTCACTATGACAGGTAACCAACCATTCACTAATAATTGTAATGGTAATCATGGTCCTTTTAACTGTGCGTTAAAAGATGCTGAACCACACAGTTGGCAAAATGGTGCTGTTAATATGTCATATTATGGAGATGCTACTTACGAACATACTTTACCAAGAACTAATTCACATTATGAGTTTGCCACTGATGCTGTAAATGTTGGTAAAAATTATTGGGATCAAGTTCCTGCTGGTGCTAATAACTGGAGAGGAACCGACAGAGGTGCTGGACCTTCTACAGAATCATATAAACAGACTATACCAGCAGATTCTGGAAATACTGGTCAGATTGTTGATATAGATCCAGTATCTACTCATGCTCAACCTGCATTTAAAGGTATGTTTCCTAGACCTATGGAAGATAGGAATAGAGCAAACTTCTATGGTTATACCCCTAACACAGATAATAGCTCTACACCTATTAGAGCTGATGGACTTAAAGATTCTCCTGAAATGAGATCAGCATATGTTGTTTCTAATGTTACCTTAACAGAAGGATCAAACGAAATTATTTTACCTGATGGTACTGATATTAGTCAACAGTATGGTACTGGTACTAATACATGGAAGCAATGGGATGAAATTCGTCCATTGATGTATGTTACAACAGCAGCTAATGGTGATAAGTATAAATGGATACCTGAAGGAACATATATTCAATCAATAGAGTGGGTTCCAGATGCTAATAATACAGCATCATCTGGTAATTACAAGATATTATTAAATCAAAATATTTCTAATGGTGATGTTCCTGCTGGATGGGGAACTGTTGTAACATCATTAAAATTTAGAGATGGTACTTATCCAACTACATTGAATACTGGTTCAACAGCAAAAGACCCATTAGAAACATCATTTAGGTCTCATAATCATAGTAGTTTTGAAATAGGACAGACTATTGGAACTATGGTGGGACCACCATCACACACAGCAGCAGATGCTGATGGTAGTGCATTAGCAGCACAGAGTATTGAAAACGCATTAAATATAGCAGTAGATACTACTCAACCTTCGTTAACAATGACGTTCATTATCAAGGCATACTAATGGCAGTATTTTATAACAAAGAAAGATCAAAATATGGTCACTTAACAGGACAGGTTATTGCTTGGCCAGTGCCTTATGAAGGTACACCAGACGCATCAAATAATGAAAAAACATTGCCAGCAGGTTATTTAAAGTGTGATGGAACAAAATATTTTGAAAAAGATTATCCAAGACTCGCTGAGATATGTGGTACAGGTGCTAGTTGTAAATTTATTAGAAAAAATATAGATGGTACTGACTTTGATAATTTAAATGATAATCAATTTATGGTTCCTGATTTAGGTTCTAAGTATCCTGAACCTACAACAGGTGCTAATGCTGGTGTCTATAATAATGTAAGAAAGGTTGATACTACTACAAATACTGAGAAGAGTAGGTCTGGTATTGGTATAGATGCAGAGGCAGCGATTGGTGATACTAATGTTTTAGTTTCTTATACTGGAAGTATTAATGTTCCATCTCAAGAAGTTGAGATTAGAGGAAAACCTGGGTGGGAATATGCAGGTGCTAGTCATTATACAGAAATAGAAGGACCAGAAGAAAATTCAATACATCCACACCTTCATTTTAGTTCAACTTCAAGATCTAGATTGAGAGCACAACCAGACATTTCAGAAACAGATAATGATCATCCAAAAGCAAGAGGACAAACTGGATTATCTAATGCTTCAACTATTCCCATTCAAGAATGGTTGAATGAAACAAGACATGCTAATAATAGTGCTAATCCACCTGGTAGTGCTCAGAAACCATGTTTATTATTAGAAGCATGGAACCCGAACGCTGGTACAGGTAATTCTGGATCACCACTTTGGCAAAGTGGTGCAGGAGCACAAACAATTTATTGGGGTGGTTGTATCGGAAAAAATGATCCAACAGGAATATATCGTATTGGATCTGGACAAGGATTTGAATATGGATGTCTTAATAATTCACCATTTGTAGTTGATAGACGTACATTAGCTGGTTCACCTAATGATTCTGATACTATAAAATATAGAAGTAGGCTGTGGTTGATACTTGGATGTACTAATCCACAAGGTCCAAATGGAGCAACAACTAGTTATTATAAAGATTTAACAGTACCAGCAACATATGTTACAGGTGCTGTTGGAATGCCAGTAGATTGGCAGGGTAATGCATTAGCTGATGTTGTCCCTCTTCAATCAAATGATGCTGCTGTTGATTCACAAGGTATTCCTGATGTGGAAAATGAGTCCACTGATACTGCTGATATTCCAATTCAACCAGGTGTTATACCAACTGCTCACAGTCATAGAATTAGATTGGAAAAGGAAGACCATACATATAAGGTGAAGGCTAATGCTATGTCAATTGACCCTGAGAATCTACAGACAACATTTGATATTGGAGTAGATAAATCTATATCTATTGATTCGGCAGTTCAACCCTTCATTGTAATGGAGTATTTAATTAAGATATAATCATGGTACAAAGTTATAGAAATAATAGGAAAGGATTTTATACTGATTGTTATCAGGATACTACACCAGTCGGTACTATTGTATCAAATTTAAAGTCTGGTGCTAATACTTACGATCATGAGTTTATTAATAAAGCAACTAATCTTCATAAGTTAGAAGATTTCGCTGGTAATGCATATCAGAATGCTGATGATCCTGCTTATACACATGATGGTTATCTTTATTGTGATGGAACAGAATATGATATTAAAGATTATCCAACATTATATGAGATACTTGGTGTTCATTATGGAGGAAGATCTAGTAGTGGTATTGATGTAATTACTCCTGGTACTGGATATACAATATCTTCTGTTGTAACCATATCAGCTCCCCCTGCTGGTGGAGTACAAGCAACTGCTGTTGTTAAAACAGTTGATACTAATGGTGGTATTCTAACAGTAGATGTTTTTAATCCAGGGTCGGGATATACCTCTACACCAACTGTCACAGTAGCAGATGGAAATGGTGCTACATTTTCTGTTAGGTTAAGTAGTGCTGGAGTCATTCAAAATATTACTACTGCTAATGTATTTGATTATTATGGAGAGCAATATTTAGGTACATTTAGAGTTCCTGATACTGTTACTAGAAAGATTGTTGGTAATGGACCTGTATTTGGACAAAACTCACCTACTATTGGTAATGCATCTATGGCTGTTGGTTTAACAGGTGGTGCATGGTATCTTGATCAAGATCAACAGGATAATTACTTCTCATTAGGTAGGATAACAACTACAGGTTATGATAAGGTAGTTGAAACAGTTGCATGTACAATTATTGGTTCTCAGAAAGTTAAGGTAACGATGGAGAAAAAGAAGTTACCATCTATTTTCCAACACAGTCATACAGTATTTCATAGTATTCCTGGTGTTAGTACTTGGCCAGCTATGGCTTCTGGTGATAGATATCTTCAAGGTTATCGTGCTACTACTGGTGGACTTTCTAGATGGTATCCAACTACAGGTGTTGTATTTGAACATTCTCATGCTTTATTAAGATCACCAATTGTTAATAATACTATTGCTACCTATGATTTTATGGATTATAAGGGTGGTGATGAGAGTGTTGGTGCAGTTAAGAATATACCTGATGGTACAAATGCAACTGGTGCAGAATATGCACCACAACCAGGGTTTACTTCAGAAATACCATATGATGATCAATACTATCTTGCATCAGGTGCTAGTAATGCAGGATCATACGAATTCCAAACAGCAATACAAAACCCAACATTATTAAGGTTTGGTGGTGCATCTGATATTGGTGGAAGAGAAACAACAACTGGTGGTGTAGCAGAATATGATTATAGTCAAGAATGGGAATGGTCAAATCCTGGTTCTTATAGTATTAATACTTCTAGTATTACTGGATCTCCTGATCAGTTAATTTTTACTATAGTTGGTGGTGGTGGATCTGGTGCTGCTGGAAACTGGGCAGGTAATGATGGTGATGATAGTAGTGTAACAGCAGGAAGTGCATTAGTTGCTATTGCTGGTGGAGGTAAGAAAGGAAATGCTTCTGTTGGTCCAACTGGTGGTACTGGTGGTACTGGAGGAACTGCATCTGAAACTGGTAGTTTAGATCCAACAGGAAGTGCTCCAGGAATTGCTGGACAACAGGGAGCAAATAATGAAATTTCAGAAGAAACTTCTTCAACAAATCCAGGTGGAGGTGGTGCTGCTGGTCCAGCAGGAGGATATTATAATGCTGGAGCAGGATCTGCTGGTGATAGAGTATTATTAGGTGGGTTGAGTGGTTCGTATGATAAAACTCTCTATGAGGATGGATCATTTGATTTATCAAGTGTGCAGGGAGGAATACAATCTGTTAAATTCACACTTAAAGGTGGAAGAGGTGGAAATGCATGGAATAGAGGAACAGCTAACACTTGGTATCAAAATCCAGCATCATTAGCATGGCGTTTGACTAATAGTGGAGGAACAGAAATTACTAATTCGCTTGCTGAAAAGGGTAATTGGGCTCAGGTAGGTTCTCATAGCAATCCTGGTAATGGTTGGACAACGCATATGATTAATTATGGTATCTACCCAGAACTACCTGCTGATAATGCGAACGATCCTTATATTGGTGCATGGCAGACACATGTTGCACTTAAATATATTTCTGCTGCTAATGCAGGTAGTTGCAGTATCAGGATAGAGTCTGACAATTATGGTTGGATAAAGGTAACAAATGCTACTACAGGAAGTCCTAATTTTGCTGAGGTTATTATTGATAGACAGATATTCTATGGTGGAACTCTTCCTGGTACAGGTAATGAAGATATCACTCTTAACCTGACTGAGGGTAGTTGGATTATAGAGACAAGTGTTAAGAATGCTATTGTGGCAGGTAGTGATGGAACTAACAACATGGGTGGATATGGTGCGTTAGTTACATTAGAACTTGCTGCTGATCAATATTCTGATTTTACATCTGCACCTACTCCAGGATGGAATGCTGTTATTGGTAGCGGTGCTACTGGTAGAAATGGTGGAACCAATTCTCTCTTTGCTAATGGTGGATATGG